CACAGTTACATCTCAGTCAGTCATAGGTAGTGCTGTAACTATAAGTGCGAGTGGTATTGATATTGGTGCTGGAGTTATCACTGCTACATCATATGCTGGTAGTGGTGCTAATCTTACTGGTATTGGTGCTACTATAATGGTTTGGGAGTATAATCCTGATCCTAGTGATATGGCAGTTCCTTTTGCTACTGGTATAGGAATTACATTCAATCAAAAGATTAAGGCAGGTAGTGGTAATATAACATTAAGAGAGACTAATTCATCAGGTACAGTAGTAGAGAACTTTGGTATTGGTAGTTCTGTTACTATTGCTGGTAATTCATTAACAATAGATCCTACCAGCGATTTAAGTGAAGAACAACTTTATCATCTAAGTTATCCTTCAGGTGTTATTACCAATATGGCAGGTGAAAATTATGTTGGAACAGCATATACATTTAAGGCACTAGCATATACTCGTAACTTATATACATGGGGTAGAAATCTTCAAGGAGAATTAGGACATAATGCTCAAGGTAATGCTCCAACATACCCCAATTCTAAGTCATCACCAACTCAAGTACCTGGTACCATATGGAAAAATATTTGTATGGCTGGTAATGGAGTAATAGCAGCTAAGAGTGATGGAACATTGTGGGCATGGGGACAACAAAGGACTGGAGAAATGGGAATTAATCAAGCATCATCACCTACTGGTGCTAAATGGTCATCGCCAGTTCAAATAGGTTCTGATACTACATGGAGTACCACTAATAGAACTATTGCTGCCTCTTTTAACCTTCCTACTGGTTTAGCAGGAGCAGTCAAAACTGATGGAACATTATGGACATGGGGTGATCCTGAATATGGAGCACTAGGACTTAATGGTCCTACTACTCCAGCAGGGGTTTCATCTCCAACTCAAGTAGGTTCTGGTACTGATTGGAGTAAAATTTCAATGTCAGGTCATCATGGTGGAGCAGTCAAAACTGATGGAACATTATGGGTATGGGGGAAGAATCATAGAGGATGCTTAGGGCAAAATCAAGGAGGAAATAATACTGGATATTCATCACCAGTTCAAATACCTGGCACTGATTGGAGTGATGTTAATTTGATATCATCAACAAATTATTGCACTATGTTCGCAAGTAAGACTAATGGAACACTGTGGTCATGGGGGTATAATGAAGGAGGGCAATCAGGACAAAATAATAGAACAAATTATTCATCACCAGTACAAATACCTGGTACTACATGGTCATTGGCAGGATTAGAAAATAATGGATGGTTTAGAGCTAATGGTCCTATAGGAGCAATTAAAACTGATGGAGCATTTTGGGTATGGGGAGATAATGATCAAGGAGCATTAGGACAAAATCAAGAAGCAGGAAAACGTTCATCACCAGTTCAAATACCTGGTACATGGAGTAAATTTACTTCTTTTGGTGCTAATATGGCAGGAGTTAAAACTGATGGAACATTATGGGCATGGGGAGCTAATGCTGTAGGTCAATTAGGACAAAATACGTCGTCAGGACCAACAAAAGTATCATCACCAATTCAAATAGGATCTGAAACTGATTGGAGTAGAGTTAGTGGGGGTGAAAATTCCTTATCAGGAATTAGAAGAACATGACCTTAGTGGTATAAATATCTAAAAATACTAAGTTATGTCTGAAGTCAGAGTAAATAATATAGTTGATTATGGTGGGAAGGGTGCTCCTACCTTTGATAATGGCGCAGTCATAAGTGGTGTTAGTAGTTTAGGAAATCAAGCAAAGATAGGTAGTAATGTAACTATAACCAGTGGTGGTATCAATGTGAGTGGTGTGACCACTGCTGCTACATTG